TATACGGACGATAACACTGGCTATCCTAGTGTCTGGGAAACCATTACAGGCCCAGACAACCACCGCTATTATTACACCGAAACAAAACTACCAGAAGAGCGTGAAACAAGGACGCGGATATATAAATAAAAAAAAGCTTGACAAGGGTTTTGTCATTGCTTTATACTGAACTCACATTAACTAAATAGGTAAACAAAATGATAGTATTTAATTACGTTAGCAAAAAAGACTTGAAAGAAAATGTCGGTGAGCCGTTGCGCTATATAGAAACTAGCATGTTCGGTGCAGAGTATGTGCCTAACGGACAACTGACAGGGGCTAACCGTCCACACATTACAGGTAGAGGACGCGAGTTCTTTGCACAAGTGACAATGCTTGATGGACTAATCAAGTCTGTCAAATAATTATAACCGTTATAAGGAATTATAAAATGTATTTATTTTCACAAGATATTAATGACGGAAGTATGCGAATAGCCGACCAAGCAAAGACACTTAAAGCATGGGCAACTAGAAACCCTGACACTGATGAAGGTTCTGAGGTGCGAGTCTATACAAGCGTAAAGAATTTTAGAGAGGGTTTTAATTATACTCTGTATACCTTTACTAATGGTAAGTTAAAGAAGTCTAACGGTCAGCCTGTGGTTGAACTTAGTCGAATGTTTTTTGAGATGGGGAGATAAGTATGAAGACTTTAATTGAAGCAGTAGAAGCGTGGATTGATGATAGAATTACTAACAACATTGCTCTAGATAGGGCTGATAGACTGTCTCACTCTGCAACCGTTGATATACAAGACTTGGATGCTAAGTTTAAAGAGATGGAGCAGATACATATCCGCGATGCCAATAGAATCGAAGAGCTTGAACGTAGGGTAGCCCTGTGGATTGATGAGGGTGACACCGCAAGACTAGACAGTGTTGATAGTAGACTCGATGATCTTGAATGTAGCATGGATGAAAAGATTGACAGTTCTGATGTTGATGATAAGATTGAGTCGGCACTGGCTGACTTAGATCTACCGGATTCATACTCAGTAGAAGTTATGATTGACGATGCTTTAGAAACTAAAGTAATGGATGCGGTCAGGGCTGAGATAGATGCGACCGACTTTAAAATAACAGTGGAGAGATAGAGATATGAAAAAGACAATTGACTTGACAACACCAGTACATACCTATAAGGTAATGATGTCTGAGGTACGCGGTTATTATATAGACGTAGCGGCATCAACACCCGAACAGGCAATGGAGTATGCAGAAGTAAATAAACGAGCGGGGATGTATAAAAAATACAACGGCCACATAGTTGATATAGCCCCCGTAATGATAGTCGAAGAGGAGAAACCCAATGAGTAAATATGAATGCGGTTACTGTTTAACAATGTTTGATGAGCATAGCGGTGGTACAGATATGTGTCCTCTTTGCTGTAGTAAGACACTAGGCATAGTAGATAATACCTTTGTACACGATGATGATTATGCTCTTGAAGTTGAAACAGACTATAGTCTATAGAGACTATGCAGATCTTTAAAGCTATTGTCCTTTTCTTTTCAGAAGAAGATAAAAGAGAATTCTTTAAAGGCTTAAAAACTATTAGAGATTATAGCATAGATTGATTTAGAAGTCAAGCACTCATTTAGTTGTTGACATTGAGGTTGGTTTATGTTATCATCTCTTTAAATTATTTAAGGGAAAAGAAAATGAGTAGAGGTTGGAACGGTAGCTGTGAGGATTGGTTACATGGTGATGAACATCTAAGTGACTCTTGCGATTCAGAGTTTGAAAATTCAGAAGAAGATGAAGAGGAGAAATGTAATGAACAAAGCAATTAATATTTTAGTACCTACAGTTTTACTAGGGGTAAGTGCATTGTTATATATCAACATGGATATAAATAAGAATGCGGCGATGTCTCAGATGAGTGAGTTAGAGCAGAGATTTAAAACCAACACTATAAAGTTGGACATGACCTCAGATAATTACAATGTGCTTAGCGGTGCATTAGATGATCATGAGAATACATTGCGGCGGTATCAAGAAACGCTGAGTACGACACTAACTATCCACGATCAGTCACTAACAACACTTGACAAGGCTTTAATGAACGACATCATCTTGTCTGAAGAAGTGGTGCGGCTAAGCGATCAGCTAACCGAACAAGATCAGAAGATCTCTGAGGTTAAAGAACTGGCTACGGCTGTAGTGTTGCCCGAACCTATAGCTGTGTTGCCTGAACCTGTAGTTAAGAACGTACCTATCGCTACGTTACCTGAACCTGTAGTTAAGAACGTACCTATAGCTGTGTTGCCTGAACCTGTAGTTAAGAGAGCGCCTATTAAACACCCTTGCCCACAGCCTGATAGTTCTATTAACTTCGGGAAGTATATAAGCAAGCTGAATTTTAATAAGTCTACTGCGTTTGTGGTGTCCTTTGACGTACAGGATGGGGCGGTTAAGAATGTTTCTTACTCTACCAATGTCTACAGTAAGTTGAACAGGGCGGTCACCAAGTATCTTGACAAGGCTATATCAACAGAGAACAACGTGACTAACTGTAGCATTCCTTTTAAGATAGAGGTTTAATATGACAGCAGGGTTCGGAGAAAACTTTTTAACTATAAACTATAGGCTAGGTGTGGGTTTTGACTTTGAGTTCGCCGACAGCAGGGCTGTATGGGTTACTAAGACAGGAGAAGAATCAATATGCGCGGCATCCTTTGAGGGTGTCGTGATCATGCTACCCTTCACAGTAATAACCTTTGGTAAGATATGGACGGAGGACTAGAGAACATGGGTGACGCAACACATGGCGGCAAAGGTGATCGTGCAAGGAGCGTAAACTTAAATAGGTTTAACGATAACTACGATGCGATCTTTAACAAACAACAGACGGAGGTAGTAGATGGAGAAGGTAAAGAAGCTAACAGTGAGTGCCTTGCAAAGGGTGACCAACTGGGTGGAGAAAGAAACAATAGTAATGAAGAGCAAGTTTGAATCAAGGTTTATAAAAACAGTAAGGTCGATGGTTGTCCTTGCATGTGTACTCACATTGATAAATGTTATTTTAGTTTTAAAGGGGTAAGCTATGATTGATATAATTCTAGGGGTGTTGGTGCTGATAGCACTGGGGTGCGGCATTAGATTGCTATATGAATCTGAATTAATGATAGATGAACTCAAGAAAGAACGGGAGGATGATCGCAATGTTTGAAGAGATGTTTAGCGCAGACCCATCACCGCAAGCAGTAGCTACATCTAAGGCGGCAAGAGATGTGGCAGACGGCAAGGTTCTTTTAAGCGTAGCCTGTAAGCAGTATGGCGTGAAAGAACAAGCAGTCATACAGTACATCATTGACAAGACTGAGTACGAAACAACGCTTGACATAATCAACGGCAACAAGGACACGGATTCAGTCGGTAACAAATAAAGATTGACAGGCTTGAACAACTGTGGTATACTCCACAATTAATTTTAACCACCAAAGAGGAAAGTAACATGGCTATACTAGAAGGCACAGCGTACTGGGCATCGGTCACTACACCGAACACAACCTTTGAACCCACGTACTCAGTAAACTTAGTTGTAGATGAGGCCACTGCCGCAGATTTTAAGGCTCGTGGATTTAGTATTAAAGAGATGGACGAAGGGCCATCCATTGTGATTAAACGTAAGGTCGATGGCAAGGACGGAGCAGTACGATCAGCACCTAGACTTGTTGACCAGTACAAGAACCCTCTTGATGCTAAGGTAGGCAATGGTTCTGTAGTTAAGGTTCAGTACAATGAGTGGGAAACCACTAACAAGTACGGCTCTTTCAAAGGCTTAGACTTTCAAGCTATGCAAGTACTAGACCTTGTTGAAGTTGGTAGCCCTGATGGTGCTGAGTTTGAAGCGGCTGAAAGTGACATGGAGGATGAACTGTAATGGCTATAGTAACAGTAGATGATGTGAACTACGAGTCAGATCTGATCTCAGATGAGGGGCGGGCTGTACTCACTCACCTAATGGAAGCAGATAAAAACCTTAGAGAAGCTACACTGACTGTTGGTTTAATGCAAGCCGCAACAGTTACACTCATAGCTAATCTTAAATCTAACCACCTCACGGATGAGGCATTAGCA